GCACGTGGTATCAAAAGTGCCGTCATAGTTGAGCGTTGTTCTCGGCCCCACCGGCTGCGCCTCACGCGGTGCGCACTCGGCTTGCGCGTCCATATGCTTGATCGTGTTTTGCCATGCTTCGTAGAGTGCTTCGGCGTCTGTCTGTTGCGGTGCGCACTCGGCTTGCGGGGCGAACTGCGCGGCGAGCAACCCGAGACCGCCGATGAACGAACGGACCATGTAGAAGTCTGTTTCGCGTTGGTCACTCCGCTCGAGCGACTCGAGCAGCGCGCCGATCAGTTCATCGCGCTTTGCGTCAGGGATGAACGACAGAAACGGCGCAGTCGCGTTGTCGGGGTCGTGCCGCTCGTAAGGCTTCACCGCCTCACCCTTGCCGCCATCGGCTTTCAATTCGCCCACGATAAACGGATCAATGGTCATTTCTTCTCTCCTGCACTAGCGGCGTCGATCTGCGCGCGCAAGTTGGAAGGTTCGTGTCCGCCGTCATCGTCGGTGGGGCTGGCCCAAAACATATCGCGTGAGCCATACGGCAACGGATCGCGCACATTGATAACGCGTTCGCACAACCAATCCATGCGATCCGAATCCTTGCCGCCATCGGCGCGGGACGACAGCGCGGCTTGCCATGCCGCACGCGCCCACGCCTTGCAAGCGAAAGACGGACTCACCGCTATGCGGGTGCGTTCGCTTTTGAACCAAGCATTGAATTTTTCCCGCTCCGCATCGTCTGCCGCGCGTTTGTTGTCTGTCATTTCCGCTCCCTAGTCTGCGCGATCAGTTGATCGCTCGGAATCTGCGTCATCAGCGCGGCGAGTTCAAGCGCCCCGCTCTCGGTCGTTTGCATCACCGTCGCGACAAGCGCGGCGCCCCGGTAAATCCACCACTTCACATAGGACACGTCAGACCTCGAAGGTGACGGGCACGGCGATCTTCAGCGCGCGGGCATTGAGACCGGCGCGGGCTTCGGCTTCGGTGTCGAACCAGTCGGCATGACCGCCGGGGAAAATGTTCACATAGACGGTTCTCGTCGTTTTCACTTCGTATCCTCTCTTTCGGGTTGTGCTGTGCTGAAATACTACCCTAACGAGAGCATATGTCAACAGGAGATTCAATGAAGCGCGCGCAATGCAAGGCGTTCGCGCGCTCCACTGGCGCGCAGTGCCAAGCGAAGGCGGTCCCCGGTAAAACCGTCTGCCGCATTCACGGCGGCGCATCGGACGGGGCGCCCAAGGCGAACCAACACGCCACGAAGCATGGCATTTACGGGAAGTTCCTGACCGACGAGGAAAAAGGCGACTTCGACGCTGTGACGGCGCGCATCGGCACGCTTGACGCGGAAATAACGCTGCTGCGGTTCCGCATGCGCCGGGCGCTCGATGCTGAAGCGAAGGCGTTCGAGAGCGACAAAGACGGCCTCGAAGTCGTGCAGCGTCACGATCGCGAGGCGTCCGAGTTCGGCCCAGGCGATGAAACGGTGCGCAAGCGCGTCGATTACGGCGAGCACGTCGAGCGCATCGCGCGGCGCGTGGAATCGCTCGAACGCACGCGCGCCGAACTGCTGAAGATGCAGCGCGAAACGCCGCCGGATGACAGTGACGACGGCCCGCCGCGGTGGGAAATCGAAATCATCCCTCCGAAGGCGCCAGAATGACGCGCGTCATAAATTCGAAGATGACCGTTCCGCAAGCTGAATTCTTCGGCATGACGGATAAATACTGTGCATTTGTTGCAGGTTTTGGAACAGGAAAGTCCGAAACGATGGCGAACTGCGCTGTGCGCGACGCGATGGATTCGAGCGATGCGATGGTCGCGCTGTACGAACCGACGTTCGACTTGATTCGCCTCATCATGGCGCCGCGCATGGAAGAAAAACTAGTCGAGCTAGGCGTGCGCTATCGGTATAACAAGACCGAAAACATTATCTACACGTCGAGCGGCGGCATCGGCGATTTCATTCTGCGCACGCTCGAAAACCCGGCGCGCATCGTCGGTTACGAGAGCTACCGCGCGCACGTCGACGAGCTTGACGTGCTGACCGAAGACAAAGCCCGCCTCGCCTGGCAAAAGATCATTGCGCGGAATCGGCAGAGACCTCGCGGCATCGCGAAGCCATTCAACCGGGTCAGCGCTTACACGACGCCGGAAGGGTTCAAGTTCACGTATAAGACGTGGAAAAAAGACCCGAAGAACGGCTATCGCATGCTGCAAGCTGCGACCGCCTCGAATCCGTTCCTGCCCGATGACTACATTCAAGGCTTGATGGATTCGTACCCGCCGCAGTTGATTTCAGCTTATTTGCAGGGCGAATTTGTGAATCTGACGCAGGGTGTCGTCTACCCCTGCTTTGATCGCAAGGAAAGTGTGAAGGCCTGCCCGGTTGATCCGTCGCTGCCGCTTCACATCGGAATGGACTTCAACGTTCTGCCGATGAGCGCATCGGTCCACCAGGAGCGGCCGAACGGCGAAATCTGGTGTGTTGGCGAAATCTGCCTGAAGTCGAGCAATACGCACGAGATGGCCGACGAGATTGTTCGGAAATACGGGCGCGACTCGTTCGACCCGTCCAGGCCGGATTTGTCGCACATCACCATCTACCCCGATCCAGCCGGCACGCAGCAAAAGACGAGCGCGCAAGGCAAGACCGACATAGGCATCTTGCGCGACAAGGGCCTGAAGGTCATTCACATGAGCGCTCACCCGACCATCCGGGACCGAGTGAACTATGTGAACGGCTGGCTTTTGAATGGGAGTAAGCAGCGCCGGTATTTCGTCGACCCGTCATGCGCGACGGTCATCGAGTGCTTCGAGCAGCTTGTGTATGACCCGAACACCGGGCAGCCCGACAAAAAGAGTGGCGCCGATCACATGCCCGATTCGATCGGGTATTACTTGTGGACGAAACACAACTGGATTCCGGCTCAACGCACACAATCCGATCACCTTGTGCGCTAAACTACTCTCTCTAGGAGATTGGACGCCCATGAAAGAGATGATTTTGACGCGCGGATTTGTTGCCCTTGTCGACGACGAGGATTACGAGTCGCTTTCCAAGTGGAAGTGGAGCGCCGATAAGGTCGGGTATGCGTATCGCATGGCATACGATCCCGCGACGCGAAAGCAGCGGTATCAATCCATGCATCGCCAAATCCTCGGCCTCTCGCCCGATGATCGCCGTTTCGTCGATCACATAGACCTGAACAAGTCGAACAACCGACGCGCAAATCTGCGCATCGCAAACCGCTCGCAGAACGGAATGAACCGACTAACCCTGCCGAACAATACGTCGGGCGTGAAAGGCGTCTCTTACTTCAAAGAAACGGGGCAGTGGAAGGCTTACGTTCATGTGAAGAAAAAGCTGAAGTACCTCGGCCTCTACGACACGATCGAAGAGGCTGCGGAAGTTCGCCAGCTTGCGGCGGCGATGGTCTATGGCGAATTCGCAAATCATGGGGAGCGCACATGAAAATCAAGACCTATTCGACCTTGCTTCAAATGGAGCATTACGAACCGGAACATGAGCCGCGGCTGTTCGAAGCGGTGTTCGAGCAAACGGGCTTCGACACGGTTTCCGCAGTCATGACGCGCGTTCCTGATGGCGTGATCGGCTCGACCCATCTCACACAATACCGGATTCACTGATGTGGCAAACCCTCAAAGCGCGGCACACGAAAGACAAAGATTTGCCCGATCGAGCGCACCTGATCGGATGCCTGACGGCGATTCTCGACGGCACGCAATACGACGTGCTTCCCTACTCTTTCCACACTGAGAAGAGCGAAGCCGAAGATTACATTCCGCTGCGCGATCGCCGACCGTCGGTGCGTTATGCGCTCTGCTCGTCGGTCGTCGATGATTCTGTCGGCCTGCTGTTCTCCGAAGAGCATTTTCCGAAGGTCACGAGCGAGAACCCCGACGCGGCCGAAGCGCTCGAAGCGATCGCGAAGGATTGTCACCTGAACGAGACCATGATCGACGCGGCGACGCGTGGCGCGGTCGGCTCGGTCGCGGTGCTGATGCGCGTGCTGAAAAATCGGCTGTTCTTCGACGCGCTCAACACGCAATACCTCACGCCGGTGTGGCAAGACGACGCGCCCGACTCGCTCGCGAAAGTCGTCGAACTCTACAAGACGAAGGGCCGCGCACTGAAGGCGCTCGGCTATCCGATCGGCGACGACGACCTCGCGAAAGACTTCTGGTTTCGGCGCGAGTGGGACCAAAGCGCCGAATCATGGTTCGAGCCGATGCCAGTCGCAAAGGGCAACGAACCGGAAACGATGACGCGCGACGCCTCGCGCTCGGTCTCGCACTCGCTCGGCTTCGTGCCTATCGTCTGGATTCGCAACCTGCCAGGCGGCGACGACATCGACGGCAAATGCACGTTCTCGAAGGCGATCGACACGAACATCGAACTCGATTACCTGCTCTCGCAAGGCGGGCGCGCGCTGAAGTACGCGAGCGACCCGACGCTGATGATTAAAGAGCCGGCAACCGGTCAAGGCGGCTCGCTCGTCAAGGGCGCCGGCAACGCGATCACGGTCGGCGCTGACGGCGACGCGAAGTTGCTCGAAATGAGCGGTGACGGCACGAACGCGCTGCTCGAATACGTGCGTCTCGCGCGACAGGTTGCGCTCGAATCGATTCACGGCAACAAGGCCGACGCCGACAAGATCGCCGCAGCGCAGTCGGGTCGCGCGATGGAACTCATGAATCAGGCGCTTATCTGGCTCGCCGACAAGCTGCGCATTTCATACGGCGAAAAGGGCTTGCTGCAACTCTATCGCATGATCGCGAAGGCGTCGCAGAAAGCCGCGTTGGTCAACTCCGAAGGCGAGAAGATTCCCGCCATCCAGACCGACAAGCCGTTCGCGCTGAAATGGCCGGCATGGTATGCCCCGACCTGGGCAGATAAGACCAACGAAGCGACGACGCTCGGCGCACTGACGTCGGGCGGCTTGCTCTCGAAGCAAACCGCAACGGAATCGATCGCCGAGCAATACGACGTCGAAGACGTTCCCGCCGAACTCGCGCGGATCAAGGGCGAAACCGCTGATGCGGACGCTCGCGAGGTCGCGAAGGCGGTTGCACTGAAACCAGTGCC